GAAAAATTTATAACATATGGAACTTCAGAATACATTTTCTGATAAACTCCATCGACCACTTCTGCTCTTTGCATTGTTCTATTTATTTTTCTACTTGGATCATAAACAAAAGTAGTCATTTCAAAACCAAATCTGGGAAGAGTTATCTGAACTCGACTATTGGATGAAAGACTGCTCTCTTGTGTGAGTCTTGCAATGAATTTTTCCTTGCTACCATAACTCAATGGAACTCTTATCTTTTCTTTTTCAGTTCCATCGGCATTGTAACGAGTGATATAAACAGATTCGAATAACGAACCAAATGCTAATACGGTTTTTCTTATTGATTCGTTATAATATGATTGACCAACTGTAAACATTAGGAGCATTCCTCGGAGAATGGATTATCTTTAGTGAAGTTAAGTTCATTGTCTGCTGCTTGAGCATATACATCATTTTCGATTCCATTCACACCAGAAACAGGATCGACAGAAAGATTTACAGTTGTTGCATCTACATCTAGTAGATAATATTCTGTATTTGTGATATTGCTCTTGACAGATTGAGTATTTGCACCATATAGGAATGTTCCCGTAATTCCCTTAGTATAAGCAAATGCTCCATTCATTTCTACAACTATTGCTTGTGCTGTAGCATTTGAGAATGTCACACCAGATCCAGTAAGTCCTGCTACCTGATATATCAGATCTCCTCGCTTGAAAGTCGTAGAACCAGATATTGGAGCACCAGAAATCTGGAAAGAATACATTGGATATTTTCTCTTCTCTTGTATTTCATCAATCTGTTGCATACCAGTATCAATGGTTTCCATGGAGTATGTGAAGAGTTCACATGTCAATGTGTAGGTTGTCAGGATTCCAAATTGGAAGAATGGCATCTTATCTTCAACATAATTGATTTCGAATAGACTATTGTTGAATGGAAAAAATATCAAATCTCCTTCTCTCGGAGTCTTGATGTCTGGATTCTTATAATAGATTTCTTGCTCAAATCTTTTCTTTGCAACTTGGAGTGTAACTTTATCTGTAATATTGATTCCAAATTTATTAATAAGATTCATTTGATTACCGAAAGCGGTAACACTTTGAATATACATTTCAATTGGAAATACATTCTTGAACTGAGAAAGTACATCCTCGCCAAAAATAATATCCCTATTTACATATTCCCTGGGAATATAAATCATATCTCGACCCATAGTCTTGATTGTCTCTATAGTCAAGTCGTGAAGGAGAGTTTGCTCTCCGATATATTCTTTGAAATATGGATTTGTTGCCATGTATTATCCAATCATGAAATCGATTGGCAGTTCGTATGCTCTTTCGAATTCTTGTTCTATTGCTGCTATTTCTGCCATAGCATCCTGATATATCTGTTGACCTTTGAAGGTAATTCCACCTGGAAGTTGAACACCATCATATTTCAACATGTTTGCTCCCCATTGTCTTTTGATGAGGGCGGTTACATATTTCTTTACCATACGATCATCATAGATTTTGGTAAATATATCAGGATCCAATGCTGCATATGCTTCAACAATTATATAAGCACCAGCAACAATATCCTGATCAAAAGCATCCACATAAATCTTATTAGTCATTTTATTGAATCTTAATGATTTTTCTGGACTAAAGAATTGTTCAAGAAGACTCATATATGACATGGTTGCTTGATAACCAGCAAGAGGCGTAGATTGACTTCCATTTAGACCACGATTGATTCCAAAGTAATCTGTCAATGCCAACTGATATCTGATATCAAACATATTAACACCAGAAAGAGTACCAAATCTAAATATCTTAACAACAGATACAATATCAGTACCATCAGGTCCATTAGGATCGTTAGATGGGTGTTGAATATCCGAGACATTTATATAACCACGATCAAGATCTGTCTGGGTTACTTGATACTTAAAATACATTCTCTCGACACCGTCATAGTGTCTAGTTGTAAAATATTGTAACGCTTCATCAAGACGATCTTCGCACTGCTGTTGATCAACATTTATCTGAATTACAGGATGCCCAAGAGCACGGAGAGCGTGCTCTATTAATGTTTCTCTTGAGTCTGGCGCATTTGGCGAAGTCATAAAATTCTCCCTACTTTATTTATAAGGAGAATTTTTTATATTATTGTTGAGTTTCTGGTGGTTTCGCCGCTGGGGGTTCGTGGGTGGTCACGGGAATTACATCGATATCCTTATAAGGAAGTTGTTCGATATAATATCTGCGGGTAATTGGAGAAATCGATTCATCCGCCTTTGAACGCTCATAGTTGCTGAATCCAGGCATTTGAAGTGGACAGTTGAGTTTTGGATAATCCAACTTGCTGTATTCATCGCCCTGTGATACCAACCATGTACCCTTACGGTCACCACAACCACATCCACCACAAAAGAACTGCCCAGGAGTGCTGCTTTCCTTAAGATGCTCGCATTTTGGCAATACGCCACCTTGTGCTTGATTTCCAAAGCAACTAAGAACTCTAAGTTGCTTGATTGGTTTTGTGACCTTTTCGTTATTTAACCCACGGGAAGTAATTGCCATGGCAAAACTTTGCATCATGGTCAATTTTTGTTTTAATCCACCCTGTGGTGTCACTTCTTCTTTTCTAAAGGAAATTTCTGGTTGAGGAGCAGGAGCAGGTGCTGGTTGTTGATTTTCACCATTATTCATATTATCACCATTATTTTTATTTTTACAATTGCAACCCATTGTGTATACCTTATGTTAGCACTATTCGTCGGAAGAACAAAGCGGTTTCTGTATTTTTCTTATCTACTAATAAAGTCTTATAATTTACACTATAATTATCATTGATGCCAATTCCATATAAGAAGGAATTTCCATTGATCTTGGACTTGTAAGTCGTCTGGTTTAAGTATTTAGTATTGAAAATGGATGAAGAAAATACATTTCCTATTTTTGTTACACTGTTTCTTTGCAGATATGCTGCGTAGAAATATAATTCATAGATGGATGGTAGATAATAATCAATGAATCCACCTCTATCTGTATATTTAATTGTATTTGTCAATGAACTTACAATTCCATTGAATCCAGAAGAATCACCATATGTGTTGTAATATCCATCCCACAAAGATGTAGTATAATCTATATCGATTTCGTTTTTCTGTAAGAAAGGAACAGAATAAATCAAAGGATCGACAATTATTGCCCATTGCGAGTCAGTGCCACCAACAGAATCTGCATTGAAAGATGAAAGAACTGGATCTCCAAAACTTAAGTTTCCATATACTTCACTGCTAACTGGATTGAGTGGATATGGTTTGAATATTCCAATATAAATTCCACCTTGATATTCATCACCAGCAGTAAGTCCAAGATCGTTGAATGTTGTAAGATCCATTGATTGAACTTGATACTTTCCACTTACTTTTTGTGGATTATTTGGTTGATATGCAGAAGTACAAAATGCATTATCTTCATCTTGTTCAATTACCCAATATCCTTCGCACAATGATTCTGGTGTCAATTCGCAAGAATATTCAAGTGTTCCCTCATTGTCTACCAATGTGTAACAAGATCCCATTGGGAAATCTTCATACAATGTTGACTTGGTTGCAATATATGAATAATATGTGCTTGATGGACAATTTGTAGTTGCACATGTATCTGTTCCAAATACTGAAGGATATACATCAGTTCCTCTTTCAGCACAATCACCAGACAAGCACACATTAGTGCATGTGATGTTTGTTGGCCAACCAGTATTCGTGTCAAATTCCAGATGGCAACATGATTTTGGTGTTCTTACATCTGGAGAACCACAAAGAGATGTGAGGTTTGAAGTTGAAAGAGTTGGGCAGTTTCCATCTGAAGTTTCTGTCCAATGACCACCTAATCTATTGCATTCGCATCTTGAGATTTGTGATCTTGTTCCAGATGAAATATAAGTTGAACTTACATCATCTAGTTCTCCAGGTGTTACATACGAACAAGCACAGCAGCAACCAAGACGAGTATCGCTATCTGGGCATCGAACATTGTCTATGTTTCCATCTGGGACTGGAACAAAATGACCACCTTCATTAAAACATTCAGCGAATGATCTTACTGTTTTATTGTCGCCTGTTGTTCCACAGCAAACACCATAACTGTTCAGTGTTTCTGAGTAGTCAAATGCTGGTTTTATTCTTGATCTAAATTGAACTGAAGACATTAAGATTCTCCGCAGAGTTCATAACCTGAACAATCTTCACATACAATTGGAACACAAATATAGTCAGTACTATTTAGATACATCTTTACATTCTTTACATTTGCATCAAGAGAACCAGTAAAATTGCCACATGTGCATGGATCTGTGATTGGAATGCTGCAATAATTCTTTGCGAGATCACATCTTCCTTCTGTATTTGGTGGTTCACCTCCACCAATAGTACCTAATCCAGAACATGCTCCACCAGGAGATCCTGGAACTCCTCCACCGCAATATTGTTGAGAACAATAATTATCCCAAGATGGAGAAATGTGTGCTGGTTGGCAATTAACCAATACACCACTCAAAGGACTTGAACATTCACAGCATCTTATGTTTGCACAATTGCCATTGGTTGAGAAATTATTCTCTGCCCATTTTTCATATACTTGACGATATAGACTTGTTATAGCACCATATCCAACAGAATCCAAAGTATTTGTTGTAAGATCACACAACAATTCTAAGAATTGTTCTCTGGGTGTTGTTTTTGTTGTATTGATTAATTCTGGAATAAAACCATATTGATTAAAGAATAAATCAAATTTTGGAGAAGGAGCAGAATCTGTAAAACAAGATGAACTAGAATCAAAATTCATTCGTCCAAGAGAAACCGATGGAAAACATCCACCAACATCAACAAGTTCCATATATGGTCTTGCCATTGCACATACTTCACAATCAGTTGGAGATTCAAATGTATATCTCTTGTAGGTATTATTTGCATAGAATTCTATGCTGCTTAACCAGTTTCCACATGCGGCATCACATGCTGTTTTATTGTTAGCACTTGGTAAGCATGTTCCATCTTT